CAGGAGTTAGTGGAACAAGACGGAATACACCCCGTCCCCGTAGCTGGTATCGCGAGTCACTACCTAAGCTGCCAAACAACGAAGCAGTATAGGCTGTCAGGCGAGGCACTCTCTCATCAGCTGGCTTAAAACTCCAGCCGGAGAATGTCCAAGTCTGCCAATCTCGATGCCATTTCAGATTGCCACCACCCTTAACATAATCAAAGGTGGAGAAGAGGCAACTGTCAAGCACCTCGTTATCTAAGCCGAATAACACCGGCTCCACCTCGCGATGCTTTGCGAGAAGGTACTCTCTCACAGGGGCCCAATTTAGAACAGGGTCCGCGCGATTGAGTAAAAGATAAACATCCGTGCAGCGAAGTTCTGCTTTACGAATGTACTGGGGTGTAACACGCGTACCAACATGCCAATCGGCACCGCAACTCTCGCGGAACGGACCAGTGATAAAGGTTTTGTCATTGTTAATGACGAACCCGGACCATTGGAGCGTTTCTAACAGTAGGGCAGAAGAACAGTCTGAAATGATGATGTCGTCCCCATAGACACTAAGGACTTCACCACCAGTCATACTATTTACTGCCTTTCCGAGAGCCCAAAACAGTAACGTTTCGAGCGCGAAAGTATAGCCGTTCCCCATACTAGAGAATTTCTCATAGATGAGGCTCTCACCTGAGAGGATTCCGGTTTTACACCGGATATCATCGAGATAAGAAAACCAGTCGCGCGGCAAAAGCCAACGTACAAACTCGGTGGAAACCGAGTCAGACGCTTGCGACAGATCGATGGTACTAACAGACGTACCGAACAGATGAGCCGAACCAAAGCAGGCAAGTTGTTGATTCCTACTTTGGTCGTCTATTCCGTTCCCAAAATCCTTAAGCCTACTCGCAATGTGGGAATGTACCCCCAATTGCAAGCAGACATTAAGGGATGGCTCGATTGCTATAGTGCGTTGGGTACGTGCGTCCTTCGGGACGAACGTAATCCTGTTTCCACTTGCTGTCGTATAGGGGATTTTATACGTCCTAGAGCTCCAGTCAACGTCGGCACGAAGCCGAAGCCAAGCTGGCGAACCCTCGACCAACATCCGTGCGTAAGAATACGCATCGGGCGTGACCGAAAGGTCCGTATCGCCCAACTTAAAGGGCAGAGAAACTCTAAAACGGTTATGTGTCCCTATTGCTACACCCCCGCCAGGACGAGCTAGAGCAATCAAACGCCCTAGTTTACCAGGTGTTATTTCCTCACCTAGTACCCGACGTACCCACTCACGTGCACGCGTCAAAATAACCCGGACATCAGGAGGCATCCGGTTAGGATACTTCGCAAAATGCCTGAGCTTCTTGTTAACGCGAGAACAGCGTTTCTCTGCCTGTTGAAAGGCTTTGATAGCTGTTTTCTTTCGTGCCAAAGCGTCCCCTGCAAAGGGTACCTTGGTAAGGAGAGCGGTAAACTGCTTTCTCCTATAGTAGGACATTGCGGACCCGAACTCAGGCCGTGCAAAATCATCACAAAGAAGCTTAGCTCGCGAGTACTGTCGGTCCTTAACGGCCCGAAGAATCAGTCTCGCCTGATTGAGCTCATCTTCCTCGATCAGATTGGTGCTAGCAAACAGCGCCGCGACATGACTTACGTCGCAGTCCAACTTAGCGTTACTACGCTTAAGCATCGGCATAACAACTCCGTTTATGTCGAAAGTTGGACAAAAGGAACCACCCCGTTTAACAGAGGTGGACCAGTATCACTAGTAGGAGCACCCATCTTCCCCCGTTAGGAGGTCGGGAGGATGCCCTTCGTCACTGCGTCCGTAAAGGCCGCATTGAACACTAGCGATTGCAGGTAGTCGATCGCACCGTCAACAACGCTCTGTGGCTGTGAAAGCGGCCACCGAACGCCGAGATCGATGATCACGGTACCTGGCGCGGTCGTGCAGCAACCCTCCTCCGTGGTTCGAGAGGCAAAGGAGATCTTGATACCAGCCCGGGCGACGCCCGGATCAGTACCCTGACCCTTTGCTTCGGTCACGAAGAAGTCAATCACCCGAGGCTCAAGCCGCGTATGATCGGGGTTGGTGTAGCTGGCTTTACCGCCGGCACTAAGGCCTGCGGGAGTCAGTACGACAGTCGAACCACCTGTCATGGTCCCGCTAAGATTAGCGAGGTTCATTAACAGCTCCTAGTGAAGTAAGTCTCTCACACGCCTTGACCCAGATAACACTAGGGCAAAGACGTCCAAGATTCTCACAGGGGTTAGCCGGGGATTCCAAACCGGCAGAAGCGATGCGCTGGATGCGAATCGCGTGTACTGTTCCACAGTGTGAACCGTGGAAACAGTGCCGAAGGAACCAGTGTGATTAGCACCGGCCCAGGACAGGGAAAAGTCCTGGCGAAGTTCATACTCGTCCTTCACGCTTCCCATTGCACCTACGAGATGAGCCCCGGAGAAAGGGGATATGGCATTAAGCCAAGTTCCGACGTGGAGGAACCAATCTACTACAAACGAGTATGGGATTATCTCCCAAGTCGCCAGCAGTGGGTCAGCTCCCCATCTAACGGAATTATTATCAACCTCTCCCAAAGCCATCCCTCTATAGGTACGCGAACCCGTTAGGGTGTGCGTCTCAGTCCCAGTTCCCTGCCCGGAGTCTTGCGACCACGTAGCAGTTGCACTGAGATTGAGTTCAGTGGGCACTTTCGAATAGCCACGACGGAGGTTACCTTTCTCTACCCGCGAGTTGAACGCTTCCAAAGCGTCCTCAAGCGAGAAAATAAGAGGCTTCCACCCATAGCGGTACTCGAGCCAATATTCCGCAAAAGCTTTAGCAACTTCGAAA